TCAAAGCGATCTTCATAATTTAGTCTTCCTTAATTAACTTCTCAAGGCCTTTCTTAGCTTGCCTTTCGGTCTTCTTCTTCAGAGCGCTTGCTTCAAATTGCTCAATGAACGTATCCATATAGTCATTGGATGTATAGTCAGTGATCTCGATATCAAACTCACCAAGCTCATCTAACTCCTGAAGGTTCATCAACTCATGGTTGATCATCTTCTGCTGGGTAACCTTATGCTTAACATACATATACTTCTTCTCCTTCTGAATACGGCGAAGGAAAGCGAAGTAAATAATTTGTGTAAAGTATGAAAAAGGGTTAGTAGACTTATCAGGGTCAAAGTTATGGAAATAGTTAATACAGTTTTCCAAACCATCCGCAATCATTTCATCGCGGAATGTATAGTTGATAAAGTTAGGGCTATAGGAAAGCTTATTAGCGATCTTGATCAAACAATCGCCAATGTAATGTGGAATCACAGGTTTTGATAGACCTTGTGCCTCTGCGGCAAGGACCTTCTTTTTAAATTCCACTATAGCCTTATAGAACTCATCATTACTAACGTAGTGATTAGCTTTGTCTTTAATATCGGTCATTACAAATCCTTTTCAACATTTTGTTATTATAGTACATTCAATAAGTTAGTTCAACCAGTTGACTTTTTGCACTCTGTTTAGTATAATCACCTTTGTGGGGGTCAGATATATTAATTAGTGCAAAATAGGGGTAGAAGAGGATACAACAGCAACCCCATCTAGCTCTTCATCATCTATTTCTACACTAAGTGGACTATCGCTATATTCATCTTGAAGACCACAGATGTCCTTTTCTAGATCTTCATCTAGTATCTGTTGGAACCTTTCCATAAACGTTAGATAGTACTTAATGATTCGTTCATTGGGTTTAGAGAAGGCAATGATAGATGTCTTCTTGAGAGCAACTATATTGTTCTCTGAGAAAGGCATTAGTTTAGAAGTTGTAACATTTGTTGTTTGGTTAATAGTAGTCTTTAACCTAATTACAACAGGATACTTCATCACAACATCATCTTCTGATTCGTTGTGAAGTTCTCCAATAATGAATGAGTCATCATCGCTCAGTTTGACAAGAATGAATGCTGCCATAACTTACCTCAATTGATAGCTCGTGATTTTGTATTCAAACTTCTCACTAGTATAAATTCCCACTCGCTCAATAAAATGCTTTAGGGTATGATTCTTAGCTTTCTTCCAAGAAAGATCATCAGCTATATCATACAATGTTGCTTGCTCTTTATTGTCGCCTCTTCTTAACGCTCTACCTATTGATTGTAGAGATCTAATTCTAGACTTTGTAGGTGAAGCAAACACAACATTGTGTAGGTTTCTAATATTTATACCAGTTGAAAACGTACCATATGAGGCCACAATGATGGCATTGTCCTCCTGCTCTGTAATCTTTCTAACTAGTTCTCTATCCTCTACTTCAACTTCTCCAGATACAAAGAAGATGTGTCTATCCTCTTTATTTTGCTCTGTAAGTATTGCATGGAGTGGCTTTCCATGCTTCTCTACAAACTGATAGAGGATAAGAGTGTTACCCTTCAGGTGTAGAGACAACTGAGATATAAAATTGTTCCTTGCTTCATTACGAACAAGAAAATCTATCTCATCATGGTACTCAGTCCTACTATATTCTTTCTTGTTGGCATCTGTATGCTTGAGAACAATGGCCTGAATTTTAAAGTCCGCAAGATGCTTTTGTTCAATAAGTTCAGCAGTAGTAGTTACTTTCTTTACTGCTCCAAACAAACCTTCAAGTACCAACTTATGTGTTTGTGTACCATCGAGAGTTCCAGTAAAGCCTAATCTGATAGGACACTTGGTCATCTTCTCAAGAATGGATGTTAGTGACTTGGCCTTATACTGGTGGGCCTCATCTCCAATGACAACATCAAACTGTTCATACCATTGTCTTGGCATCTTATAGATTGATTGCCATGTAGAAATTACAATTGGTCTGTCTGAATTCTTCTCTCTACCAGACATAATGGTGTGGATATCATTCTCATCACCACCATAAGATACAAAGTCACCTTTCATCTGCTCAACTAGGGAGATAGTTGGAACAATGATGAGAGTCTTGAAATCTGTTTGCTGCCACCACTTAGTAATCATATAGATGATTAATGACTTACCAGAGGCAGTGGGGGATACTAGTAGAGCTCTTTTTGTTCTAATAGCATGTAGGAATGCTTCTAGTTGATAGCCTCTTGGCTTAAATGGTAAGTTGAGGCTTTGAATAAAGTTAACAACTGAATCTTCGTCAATAGCTGCAAAGCCATCAACATTCTTATCAAAGACTACCTTATAGTCTCTTGATTCACAAAACTTTTGTATATACGGAATCAATCCAAAGTAAAGTCTTCTACTCATTGGATTGTATAGATGAATATCGCCTGACCATACCTTGTTGCGGTAGGCAGGCATAAAGCGATAACCAGGAACCTTGAAAGTAAAGTAGTCCTTCAGCTCCATCGCAACACTAGCGTCACAATCAACTGTCACATATACATCATTAAATTTTGAGACAACTAGTGTTTCTGTCATTGTCCTGTCTTAAACTTTTCCCAATCAATGGCACTCTTAACCTGGAACCCTAAGTTCATTACTGACTTAATAATTGATTCCAATGCATCAATCTTTTCTTGCTGAACAGCTATTCTAAGGTTAAGAGTAATAATATCTGAATCGCTATCAATATATGTAGGCACGTCTTGTTTCAGGATTTTTTGTAGGAACGGTTCCCACTTCATCTCCTCAAGAGTCTCTTGGTCAAGAACACCTGTATAGTATTCCCACTTCAGCTTCTTCAGCTTCTTCATGTCCTGCTCAAGCTTTCTAAGCAGTAGACGTTCGTGGGAGAATAGTTTAAAGTACTTGTGGTGAAGTTTAGGTATGTTCAATGCAACGTCACCGAGCTCTGTCCGGTCAACTTTGCTATCCTTCTCCCATTCACCAAATATTTCTTCAAGCTTCATAATATAGTTCCTACCCTACGGTAGGTATATTATACTCTAAACAGTGTGAAGGGTAAACAGCAAGCATCTAAAGGTCACTGTGGCATCAATATAATTTATATCAGATTCTTGAGAATTGAATTCAAGGTCACTCAAAACAACTGGGAACAAATCTCTGAATCTAACCTCAATGTTGTTTTTGTTAGCTGAGTTTAAAATTAACAATGTACCATCTGAGGCATATGTACTATAGATATCATTTGGGTATAGAGCATTAGTATTTGGAGCACTAAACTGTTCTGGTCTACCAATTAAATGCATCCAGTCAAAAATTTCTCTATAGTTTGCCAGATCCTCATCTACCTTGAACCTTACAACAAAATCATTGTACACAACCTTTTCAGGATAACGAATAACCTTAAAGGGTGTTTGTAGCTCGGCATCCTCAACCGTTATACCAGGTAAGTTGGCTGATGTTACATTAAGGATAGTATTAGGAATCTTTTGAATTGCTAACTGATAACCTAATGGGGATAAGAAACTTTTTTGAATGGCCATTGCTAATTACCTTTATTAATACTAATATTTATATTGTGTCTTCAACCGCGGTCTCATATACCCTCCTTCAATCCCTCATCAAACCTTCTTCCAAGTCTTGCTAAAGGAATAACATGTTCTTTATATGCTTTTGTCTGTCTAAACTTTTCAATGACTTTACCTACCTGGGTTGTTGCTCCCTGTATGTCATCACACATTGCACAAGGTAGAATTTGAGTTCTATCTTTATTAATTAGTCGCCATCTTATTCTATTAATCTTTTCATCATTCACAAACATATCAATTAGCGATCTTTCATGCACGTTGCCAATTTTTATTTGACTAGACCAATCATTACAGCACATCTGATAGTTACCATCAAAATCAATAAAGATCTGTCTCATTGGATGCCAACATGGTGAATCACTAATCTTCACACTTTGCCCATTTGGCATTTTAACTACGTTTGTGTAATCAAGAATATCATTTCTTCTGTCTTGATTTTTAAAATATCCAGCTCTATTATTGAAAGCATGCTTCCAGCTCTTGCCATCTTCTTTGTAGCTTGGCATGCTGTTGATCTGATCAATAGTAAATCCATCTTGTTTATAATAATGATAAACTTTACCACCACTTGGTAGGGTTATATATTTTTGCTGCCTCTCCTCGTATTCTTCTTTAGACTCATAACTATTTAAAATTAATTCATCTAATTTTTGACCAACAGGAGAGTTCCACCACTCATCAAGCTTATAACCATTTGTGGTTAGTCTCACCTTCCATTTTCTTGGTGCAGCAGTTAGCATATCAACTATAGTATCAAATTTTTTATGGAGTGTACTCTCACCTCTTCCAGCAAGCTCAACCCAGCCTTTGAAATCTATCGAGAGTAATTCTTTTATTACTATCTCAACTGTTTCAAGAGACATTTGCTTGTTGATATTGGGATATAGTGGGACAGCATCTAAGCTTCTAGGACAGAATGAACACTGCCTATTACAGAGCCCTGTTAGGTCAAAATCTAATCTTACTATATGGGCAAACAGCGGATGATTTTTAATACCATTCTCATTTACTGCTATTGGAATTAAATCCATGGATCAATGATTCCTTCTACCCAATTCTCACATGTGTCAACAATATAATGGATAGACTTACCTTTGATTACTCTATCTTCCTTAATGACTCTATTATGAATCATCCTTACAACGTAACCTGATCTATCCTCAAGTTCAAACAGCTCTGCTGTTCTGTTGTCTCTTATATACTTTGTTAGGAACCGAGCATTTTCAACCATACATCACCTCAATATTTTGTTACAGAACCTGACGGTCCTACATGCCATGCCTCAAATGTTATTTGTGGATATTCTTTCTGTAATGATTTAAAACTTGTTAAGTTGTTTGTATCATCATCAAAAAATCTGATTCTTTTATATAGACCACTTCTTAGATACTTGCGGAATATAGCCTTCTTGTTTTTAGCACTTGACCCCAACTTTAAGTTACCAGCTCTTTCAACGTGTATCTTGCTTGTATCAATACCATGAGCATCTAGTGCTCTCAAGAAAATTTCTTTATTATCAAAGTCTGCTCTGGCTGTTGATATAATAACTTTGGATCCTTTGGCAAATGCATTATTAATAATTGCCTTTGCTTTACCTATCATCTTGGCTACTGGTGTAGAGGTCTTCTCAAATACCTCAGCACTTCTAAACTCACCATAATCAAAGCTTTCGCCTTGTTTAAGCTTATAGTGGTTGTATTGTTGATTGTCTAATGTGTGGATAACCTTACCGCTATACATCACTTTGATTTTAGCTTTTGTGTGAAATAGAGTTTCGTCAAGGTCAAACACAGTAAGACCTAGCTCAGCTTGCTCGCCCAAGTAAGATTTGAAAGTAGATATCTTCATACCTATATTTATCAATAGTTTAAAACACGTTTAAAATCAACAAGTTACAAATAGCTGGTTGACTGCAGTTCAAATGTATGTATAATGGTAGCTGTTCTGAACAACATCTGAGGTTAATGTGAACAAGTTAATTCAAATGCATCAGTGCATAGGGAAAGAGGTCTTTGGTGATAATCTTGGACCAATACAACGGAAAAAACTTTGGCAAGTTATTTGGCCATCGAGTAAAACTTTCAAAATTCCAAGAGGCGATGTTACTGGTTACCTGAGCTTTCCAGCATTTAATCAATCTACAAAAACTTTCCATAAAATATGTTACGCATCCGAACACATCAAAAGTAAACCAAACGGTTGTGCTGCAATTTACTGGAGACAGTATTGTAACGATGATGGAACTTTAATTGGACCAAGATGGATCGTTGACCTAACTACAAGCAACGGAGACAACGAGGATCGTAAAACGAAAGAAATGGAACAGTGGTTGGCTAATAACCTACATCTGTTCAACCGATATAAGAATGTTCCCTACACCGAACTAATTGCCTAACCTCAGGCATAAAAAAAGGGCCGCTTTCGCGGCCCTCTCTTTCTATTTTCCGGTTAAGGATTATAGTAGGTTGCTT